ACCCTTGTCTAAATTTAAAATCGATGGGTTCAATTTTCACTCCATAATGGGTTATGAATTCTTCAAAAGAACTAGCAGGATTAAAATTTGTTCCTATAACTATACCAAGAAGTAGTGATAATTTCAAAAATAACATAACTAAGTTCATTGTGTAGATGACCTTCATATACTATATTATAATATTATTTTATATCATTTTATATAATATATAATAATATTATTTAAAGATTAAAATTTAATAATAATTATGAATAATTTTATTTTCAATAAATCAAACTGCTTTTGTATATCTCTATTAAATAATAATGGGCGTTGGTCTAGAATGCAAGAAAGGTTTGTAAAATTAAATCTTGAAGTTACTAGATTTCCTGCCGCAATTGGAGGGACTGAGGATATAATTGACATATTTGATAATAGGTTAAGTAACGGACAAAAAGGTTGTGGACAATCACATATTAATCTATGGAGACATATTTTAAATAATGAATTACCATATGCATTAATATTAGAAGATGATGCGTGTTTTGATAAAGATTGGAGTGATAAATTAGAACTTTTTACTAAAGAGATTCATGACAAAGAATGGGACATTATATTTTTAAATGCATCAGAACCATGTTATCCAATAGATAAATGGGTACTTTGCAAAGAACAATATATGACTGCTGGTTATATTATATCTTTAAAGGGAGCAAAAACAATTTTAGGAATGTTTCCTAATTGTTTTTACGCTTCTGATTGGATGACATCAAGAATTCAATTATATAATCATTCATATTGTTATTTTCCGTGGTTAATAATTCAAGAAGGAAATGAAAGCACTATTGGAAATCAACTACATGTTGAAGAAGACCATAAAAAAGTTGTAAGGTGTCTAAATGAAATCGGTTACGATTTAGACAATTATCTAATTTAATGGATTTTATCATAAAATCATAAATATTATACTTATATTACAATATAAATAGTATAATTATATGCTATACATAATATGTCAAATTACATTGATAAAATTATTTATATTAATCTAAGTAAAAGAACTGATAGAAGTGAAGAAATTGAAAATGAACTTAATAATTTTAATTTACATCCTTTAAGATTTGAAGCAATACCAACACCTGAATGTGGATTATCAGTTTACACCCTTGAACATGAACTGGGTGAAATTTATAACAAAGCACCCTAAAGGGTGCCGTTTCACAAGGCTTTCCAGCCCGAAGGGCATAAGACAGAGAGTGCTTTGTAAATCTTCACTGGTTTAAATTATTATTATTTATTTAATGAATAATAATATATTTTATTTATTATTCATTTATATTATTTATTATTTGCAAATGGTCCAGACTTCAATTGACTTTGTCCATAATCTGACTTCCCTATAACAATATTTTCTCCTTCAAATAACTCCTTGCAAATATCAGCAGTTGAAATATTTTCTTGTTCTCCAAGTGTCAATTCTTGAGTATTTGCGTTATTTACACCAATTAAATTACCGTTTTCATCGATTGTCTGGGATAAAGTATTACCTGATTTTTCAGCCTTCTTAATATTCTCTTCCATTGCTTGTTGTTTAGTTTCCTTCACACGTTGCTCAAAAGCAGCCTTTGCATTTGCCTCATTCTTTTGTTTCTCATGCATTAACTGATTAAGTTCCTCTTCCATATACTCAACGCGACCCGTCTTATAAGCTTCGGGATCCCATGGCATCCATAGTCCAACAGGTCCAACCATAATATCGTGATTAGGGTCAATCTCTCTTAGCATCTTACATCGCAATTCTGCTTCTTGTTCAGTTGGATAAACTCCTCTAACTTTTAGTCCTCGTGTACTTGTTTGGAAATTATGCTCAACATCAAATTTCTTTTGTAATTCCTCCTCATGATTGTCAAGGTAAGTTTTATAGTCATCAGATAAGTTGGATTTAGATAGATTAGCCTTCTCTTCTTGGACAAAATCCTTAAAATCCTTATTTAAATCCTCAAATGATATATTGTATTTGTATGAAACAAAATTAATAAATTGTAAAAATTTTTCCATCGATTTATTAAATTCCCAGTTCTTTAGGAATTCCTCAAAATAGAAAATCTCTTTTTCCTTAAGGATTTTTTCAGGAGAAACAAAAGACATACAGACAAATTTTTGACCAGCAATAGGCTTGTCTTCTTCCAATAAATCAACATATTTAGGGTTTGTATTACCATTATTCATTTTTCTCTCGAACCCAGTTTTCTTAGATTGCTTACTTTTAGAACGATCCATTTTAATTAATTGAATTATTTATTTTTAAGTTATTTAGCGCACAAATTATTTTTTCTTGACATTTAATATAATGGACGGTGTAATTAATGTCGGAGAACTCGTTAAGAGAATAATTAAATATCTTGTTGAAGGTTTAATGGTTGCTATTGCTGCTTACGCTATTCCTAAACGTTCCTTGAATATTGAGGAAATTGTTTTGATTGCATTGACTGCCGCTGCTACATTTAGCATTCTTGACACTTATGTACCAACTATGGGAACAAGTGCACGCTCAGGAACTGGGTTAGGAATTGGTCTAAATTTAGTAAAATTTCCTGGGGGATTTTAGACCATAAATGGTAAGGCGAATTAATTGATTTTATAAAAATATAAAAAATTATGCTTTTATGAAATAAATAACATATATATCCTTAATATGAAACCCTTAATATGAATACGAAATTTAAAATCTAATAATAATATAATATAATATGGTGAAAAAACATAAAAAACATAATATGAAGGGTGGCACTCTCTCACAAGAAGATATACGACAACTAAAGGCAGAAGAGTTTACAAATAATCAGATTGAAACTCTCAAAGAATTAGGTATTTCTTTAAATGATGTCATGCAAAGAGCACGTAGAATTAAGAATGATCCTAGTTTTCATGGTGATCCTGATTATATGACAGAACAAGTTATGGTTGAAGTATTAAATGAAAACATTTTTAATATTCCAAGTAATGAATTATCAGCTATTCCTCATGCAGATGATGATATTCATGATATAGATATGGATGACTCATTTAATTCTCAAGGAACAATGAATTTAAATGAACTAAATATTAGTAATAGAAGTGATGATTCTGGTTATACGACCAGTGAAGATAGATCATTTGGTGGTAAAAAACGTAGAAGAATTTCTAGAAAAAAAAATGGAAAAAAAGCAAGAAAAACACGTAAACAACGTGGTGGTATGTGTTTCGGTAAGGGAGTAGGTGCAAATAGTTATGATCCAAATTACTCTATTTATAATACAAATATGTTAAAACTCTTTCCATATAAACCTTAATTATTTCATACAATATACTTTATTGTATTGTATGAAAATTAACATATTTACAAATAACTTTAGTATATGTTAATTATATTGTTGGTATAAATTCCCAGTTTAATTCAGCACAAATTTTTTTCCATATTACATCTTGCTCCATACGTTTTTCAGGATCCTTTAACATTGGAAAATGCTCTAAATATTGATCTTCGCCTAAAAGCTCACACAATTTATATGCCGTATAATAATAATTTAAAAAGTTAACACGATCATCCGGACAAAATTTAGAATAGGGTGCTTGTAGTTCAACAAATAAATTACATAGGGTTTCTTCGAGTTCTTGAGTCATGATTGGTGGATTTATACCCAATTTATCCTTTATAAATGGTATATGTTCATAATATTTATTATAACCTAATTTTTTCAGAATTTCCTTTGTTTTTGTATTGGTAATTTGATCTATTGAAATTCTCTCTTTTTTGATTTGCAATTTAATATTTTCGATGACATCTTCGGGAATTTGAGTTGTTTCTTTACCTTGAAATTGTGCAAGAATTTCTTTAAAATGATTAATACGTTTATAAGCATAAAAACATACTTCTTTCGGAGGTTCTTTATAAGATGGTTTTTCATTTTCAATAAGATAAGGAATACTTCTGGAGCATATATTGCAAATCATTATTCCGTCTTCTTCAAGAGGTATTAATTCACCTTTATGACAAATCTGGCATATATCTGATTGATAAACAAAATTATTAATATCTAAAAAATCATCACTAACATTACTTAAATATTTCAAAACAATATTATTATTATCCTTTTGCATTAAATTTACTTCGCTATCAATTTCATCTTTTATTTTAAAAAAATTATTGACTAATTTTGATTTGTTTGTAATAGTTTGAGATTTTACACCAGTTGAAATATTTTTTTTATTTTCAAAATACTCAAATATATATTTAGAATTATTAAGCAAATAATCTTTTTTCCTATGTTTTGTTTCTTTAATAATTTCTTTTAATTCACATATACGATCAGTTATTTCCAATTTTTCTTCAATATTTAATTGACCTTCGTCTTCTGAAAGTTTTTTATTTAACTCATCGATTTCAACCTTGTAATCTATTATTGTATTTTCATCTTTTGAAAATTCATTTAAAAACTCTTTGTGCTTTGTATCAAGAGTAATTGCTGATTTTTTGTTGAATTTTATCTTTTTACTTGATTTTGGTTTAAAAGATGGCATACCCCTTTTAATATTAAAATGGTTATTTATTTAATTTATAATATAGAGAAATTATTTATTTATTTTTTCACATTATTTTATTTATTTAGATATTAAATATTTGACTCTTTTTCTTTATGAACAATTTTATTATTTATTACTTATTTCAAGTGCAATAAATGTAATAAGTTTAAACGTTATTAAACTTTTATAGAAATACTTTAATGGAATTTAAGATTAATTTAGACACTTTAAAAGATTTAGAAAATGAAGATTTAAAAATGGATGCAATAAAATTCCAGAAAATGCTTCTACTTTATAATTCAATAGAACAAGGTTGGTCTGTAAAAAAAAAAGGTGATTCATATGTCTTCTCAAAAAATCATGAAGGTAAAAAGGAAGTGCTTGAAGACACATATTTATTGAAATTTATGAACAGCAATTTAGATCTAAATAAAATTTTTCATAGATAAAATTAGCTAAAATATTTGTGTAAATTAATTAATTTGAAAATAAATTAAAATTAATTAATTTAATTTCCAAAAATTTTTTTTCTTTAGCCATATTATAAAATGGGAGGTGGATTAATGCAACTCGTCGCTTATGGTGCTCAAGATGTTTACCTTACTGGTAATCCTCAAATTACTTTCTGGAAAGTTACTTATCGTAGATATACTAACTTTGCCATCGAATCAATCGAACAAACATTCAACGGTCAAGCTGATTTCGGACGTCGTGTCCAATGTGTGATCTCCAGAAACGGAGATCTTGCTTACCGCACTTATTTGCAAGTTACTCTTCCTGAGATCAACCAACTTATGGGTCTCGGAAACTACACCAGTGGACAAAACACAGGTGTTTATGCCCGTTGGTTGGACTTCCCTGGTGAGCAATTGATCGCTCAAGTTGAAGTCGAAATTGGTGGTCAAAGAATCGACCGTCAATATGGTGACTGGATGCACATCTGGAACCAATTGACCATGACCTCTGAACAACAACGTGGATACTTCAAGATGGTTGGTAACACCACTCAACTTACCTTCATCACTGATCCTTCTTTCTCTGATGTTGAATCACCTTGTGACTCCTTGGCTCCTCGTCAAGTTTGTGCCCCAAGAAACGCTCTTCCTGAAACCACTTTGTATGTTCCTCTTCAATTCTGGTTCTGCACCAACCCTGGTCTTGCCCTTCCTTTGATTGCTCTTCAATACCACGAAGTCAAGATTAACCTTGATATCAGACCTATTGATGAGTGCTTGTGGGCTGTTACCACATTGAACTGCAACACCAATCCTTACTCTGGTGCTTCTGGTCAATACACAGTTGGTCGCCCTGTTCCTGCCACTATCGCCTACAACCAATCTTTGGTTGCTGCCTCTTTGTACGTTGACTACGTCTTCTTGGACACTGATGAGCGCAGAAGAATGGCCCAAAATCCTCATGAGTACTTGATCACACAACTCCAATTCACTGGTGATGAGTCTGTTGGTTCTTCTTCCAACAAGATCAAGTTGAACTTCAACCACCCTGTTAAGGAGCTCATCTGGGTTGTTCAACCTGACCAAAACGTTGATTACTGCTCATCCTTGACATGTGATGCTCTTTTGTTCAAGGTTCTTGGTGCTCAACCTTTCAACTACACTGATGCCATCGATGCTCTTCCTAACGCCATCCATGCTTTCGGTGGACCTGCTTCTGTTGCTGCTGACTCTCGTGCCTACATTGATGCACGTGGGTTGTTCCAAGACGCTGGTGCTCTTGACTACCAACCTGCTGCTGAATTCCCTGGTTTCACTGGATACTGGCACGGACCTTCCAACCCTTACAATGAAGCCAATCTTGGTGGAGTTCAAAACGTCTTGAACACAACAGGTCTTCCTGCTGAAATCATTGCCCAACTTCAATCCGGAACTTCCTCTCCTCACCTTGAGAACTCCGGTGTTTCTGATGCTGGTACATTTGTCTTGTCTGAAACCTCTTTGGACATGCACTGTTGGGGTATGAATCCTGTCGTCACTGCTAAGCTTCAATTGAACGGCCAAGATCGCTTCTCTGAGCGTGAAGGAACTTACTTCTCTTGGGTTCAACCATACCAAGCTCACACTCGTAACCCTGATGAAGGTATTAACGTTTACTCTTTCGCTCTTCGTCCAGAGGAACATCAACCCTCAGGAACTTGCAACTTCTCCAGAATTGATAATGCCACTCTTCAATTGGTCTTGTCTAACGCCACTGTTGAAGGAACTAAGACTGCTAAGGTTCGTGTTTATGCTACCAACTATAACGTGTTGAGAATTATGTCGGGTATGGGTGGGTTAGCATATTCCAATTAGAGACGTTATATCGTGTGGTTTTTATTTATATATTTTAATAATTAATTATTGATTTTTAATTATTAAAGCAAAAGACAACTTAAAGATATCACTATAATTTATTATATAATATGAGCGTAGATATCGTAAATCTCATTGAAAGTAATCCAATCACCAAGTTTTCAGGTGATTATCAGAGCAAATTGGTTGAAAAAGTGAAAAATAATTTTACAAATTATGAACAACAATTATTTTTGTCAAGTTTTTACTGCTATTTAAAGTATGACTCAAAAAATGATTTTGTTATTGACTTAGATAATGTATGGAAATGGATAGATTTTAGTTCAAAACATAAAGCAAAAGAATTATTAAATAAATACTTTACATTAAATAAAGACTATAAATTTTTACTCACCCAGACGGGGGAGCAAAAAAATGATCCCGAGGTCACAGGAGCAAAAAAAGATACTAGAGGAGGTCATAATAAAGAAATTATTATGTTAAATGTTGAAACCTTCAAGAAATTCTGTTTAAAATCTGGAACAAAAAAAGCAGATGAAGTTCATGATTATTTTATTAAATTAGAAAATATTATGTTTGAAATTACCAAAGAAGAAAGTGAAGAGCTTAATAAACAACTTCTTCAACTCGAAAATAGAAACAAAGAAACAGAAGAAAAAATTTTAAAAGAAAAAGAAAAAGTATTATTAAGAGAATATGACAATATCGGAAATATGATTTATATTATTAAAGTTAAAACAAATGACGATGGAACTTACATTGTTAAAATAGGACATAGCACTAAGGGCATAAAAGAGAGATATCAACAATGTAAAACAAAACATACTAATATTTTATTATTAAATTGTTTCCGAGTAGACAAATCATATGAATTTGAACGATTTTTGCATTCACATAAAAATATTCAACCTACTAATATTAGAAATCTGCAAGGACACGAATCAGAAAAAGAATTGTTTTTAATTGGAACTACATTGACTCTTCAAATGGTTATTAAAATTATTGATGAAAATATTGATAACTATAATTATAGAGTTAAAGAACTATTACTTGAAATTGAGAATTTAAAATTAAAAAATAATGGTCAAACAATTAATAATAATGATGAATTATTGAAAGAATTAGTTCAAACTAATAAACTTTTAACAAATAAAGTTTCTTCTCTTGAGAACTCTATGCAACAAATTCTAAATAAACTCAATGAAAAAGAAACAAAAGTTGTAACAGGTTTTAGCCAACAAATACCACATTTGGGCCCTCGTCTTCAAAAAATTAATCCAGAAACACTTCAATTAGTAAAAGTATATGAATCTGTTACTGAAGCAATGAATGAAGATAAAAATCTCAAACGACCTAGTATATCAAAAGCTGTTGAAGAAAATACTGTTTATTACGGATTTCGTTGGTTACTTGTAGAGAGAAATTTAGATCCAAATATAATTCACTCAATCCAACCAACAAAACAAACAAAAGTCCAAAATTTAGGATATATTGCCAAATTAAACGCAGATAAATCAGAAATATTGAATGTATATCTAGATAGAAAAACAGCAGCCGAATTAAATGGATATCAAAACTCTTCAGCCTTAGATAATCCAGTAAAAAATTGTACGGTCACTAATGGAAATTACTATACAATATATGATAAATGTGAGCCAATTTTAATTGAAAATTTTGAAGAAAAATATGGAGAACCAAAATTATATAAAAATGGTGTAGGTCAATATGATCTGAATAATAATTTAATTAGAGAATTTGGATGTAAATATGATTGTATTAGAGAACTAAAAATGAGTGATAAAACATTAGCAAAAGCATTACAAAATAACATTCCATATAATAATTATTATTATAAGGAAATAGGAGCAAAATTATCCGTTTAATAAAAAATAAAATATAATTTATAAATTTTTTATTGAAATTTTCAAATATTTATTTAAGCATCTTCTTCTTCGTTCACTTCTACTTGCACTTCTTCATTCTCATCATATGGATCAAACTCTTCATCAATTCCTTCATCTAATTCTTCCTCATCATCATTATCAGGAACTTCAACATATTCACCATTTTCATAAATTACCTTACGACTATTGAATAACTTATTCATATTTCTAACTTCTGGTTTATCAGTTTCACTTGTAAATAGCTTAGCTATTTGAGTATCGTCTCTAAATCTAACTGTATAAGTTTGTTGAATATTATTTCTACCAATACGACCCATAGCTTGAATTACTTTTTCTTGTGTTAAATCCAGATCTTTACTCAAGAAACCATGACAGAATTGATAATTTGTTCCATAAATATAATCACTTGAGGCGATAATCATATAAAGCTTTTGTTCATCCGCAAGTTTTTTCATAATTTCCGTGTAAGCAATGTTCTCATGATTAATAAAGACACCTATTCCCATCATCAAGAGAACCTTCCACAAATTATCAACTTTATTTAGCGCCATAATATTGCACACAACTTGTTCATCAATTGAACTGGTAAATGCGTTTGAAATATTTGCATCGGGTCCCCATTTTTCCAAATGGTTTTTCTTATTCGGAACAAATGTGTCATTTAAGGATGCGCGTTTAATCATTGCTCTTAGGGCATTCATTTTCTCTGTCATCTTATTAAGAGCACCTTTATTTTGTAGTTCTTCTGGAACATCTTTACTCAACTTTTTAGGGTCTTTATTTGACTTATTTCTACCGATAACACGCTGACCACCATGGAAACTGTTTACTGAATTTTTTACCTTTGCATCAATACCCTCCTTAATAGCATCTAATTCAACTTCAATTTCGTCAATCTGATTATTGATTATATTATTATATTCAATCTTCTTCATCAAATCCTCCATAACAGAGTTTGGGATATTTGCTTGCTGAACACAAAATTTCGCTATTTTTTCAATATCATTCGAAATGAATATAGTTGGACCATCCGTTAATGTATAAGCATCTTTTGTTGTTACATAAACACCAGATGTTCCTTGTGGAACAGTTTCAACAAGTCTAGAACTTGCACTTGTCACTTGTTCCGAAGCCAATCTTGAAATAGGGGCACCTGATAAAGAATTTGGATGGTTTGCATTTATACCTGGACCTAAGCTACGAATTTTTTGTATTTTATTTCCTTTTGTATCAACAGCAGTATTTTCTAAAATTCTTGGTTTACGATTTTGTTCAAAATAACCGTGAATTACAGGCCAACCTCCAGAACGAATATTTCTCAACATTTCAACATAATATATTTTTATATTTTTCATATTAATCGAATCCAAATCTTCAAAATGTCTATCAATATGCATTCTATTATTTGCATAATTATTTCTATTTACGAATGTCACAAATTCAACTACTTCTTTTAAATCGAAATATCTTAATAAAGTCAAATAGTTAATACAATGATTAGCAATTCTTAACATTTCATCATAATTATTACTCAAATAATGAGGTAATACCACATAACCATCTTTATTTACAATAGGTATCGATTTTTTACAATCATGACTTACAATATTACAAATTTCAGCTCCGGGAAATTTATTCAAGAAATCTGGTATTGTTTCAGTAAGTTCTGTTTCCTTTGGTAAAGTAGCAGAAGATAAAACAACCGTTGGAATAACATTTTCCTTCCAATTCTTCCTAATTGTTTTATGAAATTCATGTTCGTCGTAATCCATTGTAATAGTTGGTTCATCCCAATATGTAATTATATCTTTAGCTGGAAAGAATGCTAACATATAATACATAGCTGGTAAATATGATCTAATGTCACAAATAATAATCTCTACATTATCACCAACTGAGTTATCTACTTTTTTTATACCACCTGTCCGCTTATTTTTAGTAAATTCTTTTGCTGCAAAATAATGTAACCTAATATCGTCCGCACTAGAGCAACCAAATGCGAAAGCAATCTTTTTATTAACCGAAATAGCTGCTCTTGCTAAAGCTAGACCGACATGTCTTGCTGCACAAACGAAGATAATCTTTTTCTGTTCCGAAAGCGCAATTGGTGTGAGTGTCTTTCCTGTTCCAGTAGGTGCCATATATAAAACCAATTTAGGTGGTGGAGTTCTGATTGTCGCAAATATCTCTTTCTGATGCTCATAAAGTACTAAATCATTGTACTTGAGTAAACTTTCATTCTTTTCAATAAATTCCACAGCATTTTCAATAATAATTAATTTATCAATTTCATCTGCAAATTTATCTAAAACAATGTTAGTCAAATTTTTAATGTGTCTATTTAAACGAATAATATTATTTCTTATAAGTTTATAAAGTGTATAATAACAAGAATGGAATAATTTTTTATTATTTGTTTTTTTACTGTTAATTAATTTTTCTAGGTAACTCAATAAAAGATGCTCATAAATATCATTATTTTTAATCGTTTCATCATCAAATCTTTCCAATCTAACTCTGTCGCTTGAATTGGGTTTTATATTTGCGTCAATTTTCATTGCTTTATATGTAAGGTCAATTTCAAGTAAAATATTCTCTACTTCATCTGCTCTCTTACGCAAATATCGATTATAAATACAATCTTCCATTTTTTCTGAAAATTCTATCTTTAAAAATGTAAAGATAGAATTATTATTATTTATTCTAATATTTACATCATGATATCCTTTTGTAATAAGGTTTAAAACCGCAAGTTCATTTTCGGAAACAGGTCTTTCAATAGAACCCCATTCAGACTTGTTGAGTTTACGCTGCTTTAAATCCATTTTCAATCTTTAATTACTTAATGATAAAATATTCTCTTTATATGTATTTAATATATATATTTTTAATCCAATCAATTTTTTATTTAATCAATTTTTATTTAATAAAATTGAAAGATAAAAAGATATAAATATAACACATAAATAATATAAAATGAATAATTCAATCCAAATCGTTTCTATTGAAGGTAATATTGGTTCCGGTAAGTCCACCTTACTCGCCAATCTTAAAAAATATTTTGATAACAACACATATATTATATTTTTAAAAGAACCTGTTGATGAATGGAGTAAAATTAAAGATGAAAATGGTATTACGATATTAGAGAAGTTTTATGCGGATCAAGATAAATATTCGTTTTCATTTCAAATGATGGCATATATATCTAGGCTAAAATTATTAAAGGATACAATTAATCAAATTAAGGCACAACAAGACAAATTAATGAAAGAACGAAAACAACCTGATAATTATTTTAAATTACCAAAATACATTATCATCACTGAAAGAAGTTTGTTTACAGATAAAATGGTTTTTGCAAAAATGTTATATGACACAGGGAAAATTGAACATGTAAATTATCAAATTTATTTAAATTGGTTTAATACATTTTCAGAAGAATTTCCAATACATAAAGTGATTTATGTAAAAACCGATGCTAAAATTTGTCATGAAAGAATAATGACCAGACATAGGGGAGGTGAAGAACATATTCCGATTGATTATTTAAAATCATGCAGCGAATATCACGATAATATGTTAGATAAATCATCTTCAGACTGTGTTTGCAAAGAACAAATTATTTTAGATGGAAATAATGATATTTATGAAAATGAAGATATACTTAAAGAATGGATTAATTCAATTGAGAAATTTATATACAAATGAAAAATAATATTATAATGAAACGTGTGTTTTCTTTTTTTACACTGTATAATATATAATATATAATATATACATATGGGGTCGCCATGTTATAATTATAAAGAAATCTATTTTGAAAAGGGATTTTTAGATGATTCAGTAGATGCTACCTATATATTACATTTAGAAGGGAATGGACGATTATCAAATATTTATGAACAATTACAAACTTTTCACCCAACTAAAAAAGTTATTATTGTTTTCAACAAAGGATTTAAAAAATGTGAAAAGGATTTATATAAAGAAACGTCAAGTTATGATATAGTCGATGCTTTTTTAAATGTCTTAAAAGATGCTGAAGAGAAAAAATATAAAAATATTTTAGTTTTAGAAGATGATTTTATCTTCAATCCAATAATACTTGATTCCAAAAATACAAATGCTATTGCAAAATTTATAAAAGAGAGAAATGAGAAAAAAGAGAGTTTTATTTATTCTCTTGGTTGTTTACCAGGTTTACAAATTCCTATCAATTATTACAATCGACGGGTTTTGGTAAGAATGGGAGCACATGCGTGTATTTATACCCAAGAATGTAGAAGAAAAATTTTAAACGATGATCAAACCATTATTTATGACTGGGACGTTTACACGAATTTGTATTTTACCAAATATATGTTTTATCAACCACTTTGTTATCAATTATTTCCAGATACTGAAAATAAAAAAAATTGGGTCTATGTATTTTTATTTACTGAAGTCTTTAATGGATTTTTAAATTATCTGGGGTTGGACCGGAAGGTAGAACCAGGATATTCTTTTTTTTATTTGTTTTCTCTTTTTCTTTTTATTTTGTTATTTGTTATTTTTTTCTACTTTATGATTAAGAGTGGTGTCTATTTATCTAATTCAAAAAACATCAAATAGGTTCTCGATAGAACATCTACTAATCACTTATAATCACAAATAAAAACTTCATTGTTTATACATTTGATGTCAAAGTTATAACCATTATTATATTTGTTATTATAATAATAGTTATATATAAATTATTATTATATTATTAATGATTTTTATAATATTTATACTATAAAATCAATAACAACTGGATAATGATCAGAGTTATATTTACCACAATATTCATCATATCCATGATAAATAAAAACATCAGCAACATTTTTTCTTATAGCATCAGTAACTAATACATGATCGATCATTGACAAATCTTTTTGAGATGATGTTTTACAGTTACTATCAGAATCCCACCAATCACTATATCTTTCATTCTGTACAAGTTCTTCTGCTAGATTATGCAACTCATAAAGACCACTTAAATCACCTTCATATCCTTTTAATATATCCAATACTCTGGATGTAGGTATATTACTATTCAAGTCTAGAACTTCAGCATCATAATCATTAAAATCTCCAATCATAATCACTTCATATCCTTTATTTACATATCCAAAAATGACATTTTGTAAAACGGATGCTTGTGCTTCCCTCTCGGCACATCTCATAGGATCAGTTGGTATAGCTAATAAATGTGCCGCTATAAACGCAATATTATAACCATTAAATTTAAATTCGGTGATATAATGTTTACTTACACCCGATGAACCAACCGATCCAGTATATCCGCATTTAGAACCTGGTAACGGATAGTTATATTTTAATTCAGTTCTATATAAGTTGACAACAGGATCTACGCGAGTAAGCATACCTACATTTTGTCCTGTACTGGTATCAGTGCCTTTTTTTAAGTAAGGGACATATGAATCGTCCAATTTACCTTTTAATATATTAAGCTCATCACATCCTTCGACTTCACAGAAATTAATTATATCAGGATCTAAATACTTTACAACATT